ACGCTCCGCGAGGCGCTCGAAGAATTGCGCGAGGACACCGCACTCGATAACGAAACCCAAAACGCATAACCGAAAGGAACAGACCCATGAAGATTATTGAGATGAAACTGGCCGGACACATGAAAAAAGGCGATGTGCCCAGGCATTTTGCAACCATCCATCGCATTCCCGGTCAGGCGATGATTACCGTTAAGCTCATCAGCTGCGACGGCGAACGCACCCATCAGGTCAAGGCCGATGACGAGGGCGACGTCTTCTCGATGGCCGAGATTCTGCAGGAATGCCTGGACGGCTGCCGCGGGACCAATTCGATGGTTCACGACTATTACCGTTTGTTGCAACATTTTATGGATTGACTTTTTTCGCAAAGGACCAGACCCATGAAAGAACAGAACATTGAACTTGGCGGATTTTACGACATTAAGATTGGCAACCGCATCACGGTGGTGCGGATTATGCAACCCGCCCAAGACGGCAAGGGTGGCTTTGACGCCATCACGGTGGCCGGTGACAAAGACATCCGCATTCGCAGCGCCGACCGCATCGTAAGGCGGTACAACCCCAGCAAAAAGAAACGTTAAGAAACCACATTTTTTTTGGAAAGGAACAGTACAATGAAGCTCGAAAACATCAAAATCGGAAGTGTCTATGACATCAAGGTCGGCAAAGCCACCTCGGCGGTGCGCATCACCAAGCCCATCCCCACCGGCGGTTTTGAAGCGGTAACCTTGGCGACCCACAAGACGTTGGTTATCAAGAGCGCCGACCGCATCGTAGGTCTGCACAACCCCAAGGCGGACAAACAATCCAAGGCCAAGACATCGACGGCCACGGACGCACCTGCGCCGCGAGAGGGCAAGCGGCTGTCGGCGCTGGATGCGGCCGCCAAGGTTCTGGCCGAGGCCAAAGGGGCGCTGACCTGCAGGCAGATGATCGACGCGATGACGGCCGAGGGCTATTGGAAACCCTCTCAGGGCGGAAAGACCCCGGCCAACACGCTTCACGCCGCCATCGGCACCGAAATCAAAAAGAAGGGCGATGCCGCCCGCTTCGAGAAGGTCGGACGCGGGCAGTTTGGATTGCGAACGCAATAACACCACCGCTACACCTCGACCTTCTGACAGACCTCGGCATTGTCCGGGGTTTTGTCACTGATCCGCACGGCCTTTTTGCCCGTAAACTCTTCCCACCGCATCACCACGACATCGGCGTATTTGGGGTCAAGCTCCATCCCGTAGCAGCGCCGCTCCAACGTCTGTGCCGCAATCAGCGTCGTCCCCGACCCCATAAACAAATCCAGAACGATGTCGCTGCGTTTGGAACTGTTGACCAGCGCCCGCTGGACGATCTCGACCGGTTTCATGGTCGGATGTAAGCGGTTGGCAGCGGGTTTCTTTTCGTGCCAGACGGTCGTCTGCGTCAGGTCGCCGTACCACTTGTCGCTTTTGTCCTTGACATGGCAGTAGAAGATCGGCTCATGTTGAAATTTGTACCGCGCAAAGCCGAACGCGCCGCAGTTCTTGACCCAGATGATGGGGTTGCGAACCTCAAAACCCGCCCGCCGCAGCGACGCTTCGGTTTCGAGCTGCCATTGGGATGCGTGGCACACGTACAGCGAGGCCGTGTCCTTGACCGCTTCACGGTACCGCGTAAAGAATGCATCCATGAACGCGATGTAATCGGCCTCGCTCATATTGTCATTCTGGATGGTCAATTGTTCATCGGTACCCCCTTGATAAGCTACGTTATAGGGGGGATCTGTCATAACCAAGTCCGCTTTGTCGCCATTCATTAAGCGTTTCACATCCGCGGCATTGGTCGAGTCGCCGCACAACAGCCGGTGTTCGGATTTCAGATTAAGCTTTCCCATAATGCACCGCCTTTTTTCCTGAAAAATCTTCGTATCGTTTGACCGCCACATCGCAGTAGGTCGGGTCCAGTTCCATCGCAAAGCACCGCCGACCGAGTTTTTCAGCAGCGATGACCGTCGTGCCGGAACCGCAGAACGGCTCAAAGACAATCCCCGCTGTCCCGTCAAACGACTGGAGGCAGTGCACCGCGAAATGCATCGGCATCGTCGCCGCGTGAACGGCTTTCTCGGTGTTCTCGCCAGAATTGCCGCGCCCTTCGTAAACATTCGGCACCGTCGACTGGAACCGCCCGGTCGGGATGCACCGTTTGGGATTCTTGTCCGGCGACAGAATCCACACGTCTTCAAACCGGCTGTTCATCACATTGGCTGCAATAGCCGGTTGGCCGCCGCCTTTATACCAAACCATCCGATCCACAAAGTGCATCCGGAAGTTATACATCCACTCCAGGACGGCGACCTTATTGCCCGCCAAGGATTGGAGGTTGACCGCCACCGTCCGGCAAACCTTCAGGGCAATCGCCGTGAACTTTTCCAGGAACTGTCGATATTCATCCTGCGGCTTGTCGTCGTCATCGTGCAGATATTTCGAATCCTTCCTGGACTTGTTGCCGCCAAGCGAGTTATCACCAGCGTTGTACGGCGGACTGGTAAAACACAGTGCCGCCTCGTGGCCGCCCATCAACCGCTCGACATCGTCGGCGCTGGTCGCATCACCGCACAGAATCCGATGCTGTGATTTGAGTTTAAGCTGTCCCACAGGCGCACTCCTTCCCGGCATCGACCATCGCCTTGCCCTCGTCGTAGTCATATTTTTTGCCGCAATCTTCGCATTCCCAATACGCGCCTAAGAGCCACAGGTCGCCGGGCTGGGTGATCGGCTCGGCAGGGGGGTCCGGCACGGCATCGTCGTCGGTCAATCCCTCGTTCGGCTCGACCTTGAGCAGTTTGGCCAACTCGTCCTCGTCGAACGCCAGCACGCCAAGGTCAAACCCGGCGTCCTGTAATTCCGACAACTCAATCGGCAGGATGTCATAATCCCAATCGGAAAGCGTGGATGTTTGGTTATCCGCGATGCGATACCCGCGTATCTGCTCCGGCGTCAGGTCGCGGGCGACATGGACGGGCACCTTGGCCAGCCCCAGCTTCAGCGCCGCCTTGTACCGCGTGTGGCCGCAGACAATGACGCCGTCGCCGTCGACCACAATCGGCTGTCGCCAGCCAAATTCCTTCAGGCTGGCGGCCACCGCGTCGACCGCGTCGTCGTTGTGGCGGGGGTTCTTCTCGTAGGGACGGATGCTGCCAATGTCCCGCAGTTCAATCTGATACTCTTTGCTTTTGCTCATAATGAATCTCCAGTAGTAAAAATGGGGTTAATGTTCATAACACTGCCGTAGGTATTGCGCCCTGTTGCGGCGCGTTTCCCGTCCGTCCGACCGCTCCGACCGCTGCCGGATCGCCGCAGGTGGGCGAACCTGGGCGGATTTTGGCGTCGCTGGCGGTGATTGTCGTTGCCCAGCGGGTGCATCGTGAAAATGTGCGTTTTTACGCCAATAACGCGGTTTTTGTTTCTGCGCCGCGTAAAACAAACTCTATCAAAACAAGCGATTGCTCCCGTCGACATCACCTGATTTATTGTGCCGGAAGGAACCATAGATGAACTGATTTCACAATAAAACACTGTTTTGTTGTTTTTTTTCAACATCAGTTGTGCTCTGGTCGCTGATTTTTGCACAAATCGTTGATTTTTGGGCTACAGGAAGGGTTGCATGGGCACCCATCGGGGCAGTGAAATGCCGTTCTCGGCTCAAACTCGCCGCACCAATCGTGCGTGAACACCTTTGGCCACTCGGCAAAGCCGATAACCCTGTCGCCGTTGGGCTGTTCCAGCGCTCGTCCGTGCTGCGGCGCAGCGCGATGGCAAAAGCCGCTGTCGCCTTGGCGATTGGGTTCTTTGTTGCAGGTCGGGTTATCAGCAACCCGACCGTTGCCGGCGGCCGCAAAAAACCGGCAGTGGTAACAGGCAATCTGTGGTGTCGTTTTCATCTTTTTCCTTTCGTAAAATGGGTTGTTGTTTTCGTTGTCGCTGACCCTAATTCCCGGGGGATGAGCGGGTCACTTCAGGTGACCCGCATCTCCCCCTTTAGGGGGACGTCACTTTAGTTGACACATTTGTTGACAACTCAAAAACGCATAAAGTCTTTTATTTGAAGGCGTTACGAATTTTGCCCTCGTGAAACTAAAGTGAAAAATAATCGTTTTTTTTAGTTTCATTTAAAACCTCTCTTGTCTTGTTTTTAACTTCTTGTTTTTAAGCAGGTTACGAATTATTGGCGGGTCCGTTTTTGTCAACTGATTGTCAAGTAACTTTTTCACAGTTGACAGTTTGTTGACACAAAATCTGCTGGCGAAGTTGATAGACATACTGGCGTGAAACGCCGACTTGGTCGGCGATTTCCTGCACATCCAAAGTCGGGTTATGAATCAATAACGCCGCGGCCCACTGTCCTTTTTCGTTGCCAAAGCCGTCACGATTTTTGATGTATTTCATTTTTGAGCCAATCTTCATGCGGACAAGCAGTTTGCGTTCCTGTGCGGCCTCAAGCATCTCCTTGGTTTTGTATTCGGTCAGGTCGTAGAGTTGCTCGGCCTGATAGGCGATCATCCGCGCTGAACACGGGTCATACGCACCGACGCAGGTGTCGACAAAGTCCTGAAGCGTCAGTTTCGTCTTCGGTTCGCGTTTTTTCTCGACGCCTTGTAGGTCTTCAGGATCAGCCTTCGGGTCGATGACAAACAGCGGATGCTGCTTGCGAATGACAAATGGCTCAATCGGTGCCCAGGAACGCACAGCAGCGTCGACGACAAAGGTATCTTTGTCCTGATGGGGACGGATGACCAGATGCGTATCGACCGCTCGTGACTGGCTGCCGGCGCCTGCCCCGACATCGGTGACGCTCTTGTTGGACTGGTTGCCCTTGCTGGCGTGATGAATCAGAACAAACGCGCATTTCAGGCGGGCGGCATGCAGGTCCAGCAGGTTGTACAGATTGGCAATCGCACCGTTATCGTTTTCATCCACGCCCAGCGGCAGGGTGCGGTAGAACGCATCAATGACGATGACCTTATACCGGCCGGGTTTCAGTTTGGTAAAGGTGTTGGCCAGCCGGTGCAGGTCTTTGAGCTTGCCGCGCAGCGATTTGACATCAATATGACCGCTAAACAGCGGCGTTTTCATGCCCAGGGCTTTTGCCACCTGTATCATCCGGTAGGTGGTGGTATTGATATGCAGCTCATTATCAATCAGCAGCACCCGACCGGTGTCGATCTTGTATCCCAGCCAGTCCAGGCCGGAGGCCAGCGAGATGGCCAGTAAATCGACCATCCAGGACTTGCCGACCTTCGGCGAGGCAATGATGTTCATGGTCTCGCCTTCGCGCAAAAGACCGTGGATAATCGGGGTATTAAGCCCTTGAAAATTGGCAATCAGCTCGGTCAGCGAGACCGGCTCGTCGTCCTCCTCATCGGCGATAGTATCAGATGCCGGCAGCAGCGCCGACAAATTCACATCGGCCGCTGGGGTGGGGGCGGCGTTTTCGCCAAACCCCTGCTTGGCCAATTCGGCCGCTGCGGCGCTGAAATCGCCGTGATGTTCCAGATGGCTATACACACTGAACGCCGAATAGGGTTTTTCAGGTTCGAAGGGGTAGGCATTGCTGCTCCAGACAAAAAAGACGCCGTCCTTGAGCGTGGCCGACCAGCCGAGGGTTTTGCCCGGACGCCGCCAGTATTCGTTGTCACCGCCCTTGACGCACGTCCAGCCGTGTGCTTGCAACAGGGGGCGGATATCCCCCCGTGCGTTGTAATCGTCCCCGGGCCGCAGGGCGGAGGACGCAGTGCCCTGCGGCACTTCGACCGGGTCGGGAATCAGCTCGGTGAGCGACCAAGCCGCTTCGAGTAATAATTCTCGCTGGTCAGTGGTCAGCGTTGGCAGCGACGTTAATTCGCCCTGCAGAAGTGTATAGCCCGGCGTTGGAGCACAGAGAAACAGTCCGCCTTGACCTCGGGTCTCGATGAGGGTTAAAACGACGTGCCATTGCCCGTCTTTATCCTTGCGTGGCTTGTGGGATTTGCTGCCGATGATGATTTCATCGCCGCTGGGAACGCAGACTTTGCGCTGGGCCAGTTTGAGATTGCCGCTGACATCCGAATCGCAGCGATAGATCACGTGCCGACCGCCGGATTGGGATGTCTCAATGACCAGCCGGTCCAGAAGGTTCGGGTCGGCCTGCTTAATGCGATCACACCACGGCTCAAACAGCTCGGCCTCAAGGTCAAAATCCATCATCTCCAGATTGCCCGACACCGCTCCGGCGACGATGCACACACCCGTATGGCCGTTGCCAAACCACGCGCGCACCTCTGCGTCGGTGGGCAGACGGTGCTGAAAGGGCTTCCAGTGCTGCAAAGCCGCGTATTTGAGCTGCGGGTTGGCTGGCAGAACGGACAGTCCGGCGTTGAGATAGTGCTTGGCGTATTCAATCATTGCGCGTAACATCAATTGGGCGTTTGTAATTACGGGTGCTGCTTTCGCAGGATCTGCTTTAACGATGCAATCGCTGCGGCCTCTTCGATTTCCCGCATCCCGCCGCCGTCGGGGCCGAAGGCGTGCTCCAGCGCCTCGCGCCCGAAGCCCTCTTTGAGCAGTTCCATATCGCCGGGGTCGTTGACGTCGGCGCTAAACAGCGGTTGGGGCGGTTGCGCCTCGAACTTTTGGCGTTCCAGGTGACACTGGTTGCACCCGCGTCCGTTGCACCATGAACAGTTGTGAAAAGCGCCTTTGTAAAAGGTTGTCATTGAAAGAATCTCCTCAAAATGGGATATCACTATCATCAATAAATTGGTATTCGGGTAAGTTGCCATCATCCCGTTCATCCGAACCGTCCAGCAGCGGCGGCTTGGGGCCGAGAGTATGGTTGATGATCCGGTCAAACTTTTCGCCGCTGATGCTGCGGACGGTGATTGCCTTGGTCTCGGCCAACGCCCCGGCGTCGATCAGCGCCAGCGCCTGCTCGACGGTCTCCGGGACGGGTTCGGCGCTGCGGGCTGTCCACCACGCCACGGCCTTGGCGCGGGCATAGCCGCTATGCTCAAAACAAATCCACTCGGATTGCCAGCGGTCAAACCCCAACTCATATTCGACCCGCAGCGTGGGCGGTGTACCGGGTTCGGCATTGCGTTTGGTATAGTAGCTGCAGCGTGTGTCATAAACATCGTACTCGGTGTCCTCGACCTGGCCGGACAGCACTCCGGCCGTGGACGCCTTATCCTCGTGCTTTTGCCACTGAGGCGGTGGGAATTCAAACCCACAGTCCGGACAGACCGTATAAGCGGCATGGATGACGCTGTGACATTCAGGGCATTCTTTGGCCGGCGGCTCCTTCTGGCCATTGCCTGCGTCTCGGTCTTTGATTTGAAGGGCGTCCACCGGGCCGTGACGGAGGATATTGCCGCCGAAGTCTAAAACAAGGCAATCCGTTTTCGAGGGATGCAGCCGGAATCCCCTCCCACAGCACTGGTAGAAAAGTCCCGGCGAGTTGGTCGGCCGCAGCAGGACAACACAATCGATATTGGGCGCATCGAATCCGGTCGTCAGCACATTGACATTGACCAGATATTTCAGCGGCGGCTTGACGTTCCCGAACAGGTCCGCCTTGATCGCTTCCCGCTTAAAGCGCGACAGAATCTCTGCACGTTCGGCAGTGGGTGTATCGCCGGCAACCAGCCCGACCTCGCAGCCGCTGCGCTGCTGAAGGATGTTCTGGATATGTCGGGCATGGCCGACGCCGGCGGCAAAGATCAGCACACTCTGGCGGCTGGTCGTGTGCTCGATAATTTCCGAACACGCCGACGAGACCAGGCGGTCATCGTCCATCAGCTTTTCCACTTCCTCGGCGACAAACTCGCCCCCCCGCAGATGCAGGCCCGATGTATCGGCCTTCTGTTTTCCGGCCTTGCTCTTTAAGGGACACAAGTAGCCTTGGACAATGAGTTCCCGCACCCCGATTTCATAGCAGATGTCGTTGAGCAGATTATCGGGGCCGCAGATCACGCCCGTCGTCATTCGGTATGGCGTCGCCGTTAAGCCAATCAATCGGACGTTGGGATTGACCCTCATCGCGTCTTTGAGAAATGACCGATAGCGCCCCTCGCCATCCGGCGGCAGAGAATGGACCTCGTCGATGAGAATCAAGTCAAACTCGCCCAAATCACACGCCCGCTTATAGACGGACTGAATACCCGCCACAATCACACTGTGGTCGGTATCCCTCCGATTTAATCCCGCCGAAAACACCCCGATATCCAAATCGGGAGCAATTTGAGCCAGTGTCCCGGCCGTCTGTTCCAAGAGTTCCTTGACATGTGCCAAGACCAACACACGTCCCTCCCACACATTGACTGCATCGCTGCACAGTGTTGATAGGACGGGGGTCTTGCCGGCCGCGGTGGGCAGGACAATACACGGGTTGCCCTCCCGATGCCGGAGGTAATCATACACCGCGTTGACGGCGTCTTGTTGATAGGGTCGTAATTGCATTATCAATCAATCACATAACAGGTTAACCTTGCGATTGTGCCGCTTGAGGGTCATTGACTATCAGCAGGACATGTTCGGCAATCTCCGTGGCGACTGTTTTGCCGAATAGACTGAGCAGTGTCCGGGCGGCGGACTTGGGATGTCGGGGGATGTCGATGGTCAGGCAATCTCCTGATGCGTCCGGTCGGGATGGCGAGCCTTTGGAAGTCGCACGTTTTGGGAAGGAACGGCCGATCTTGGCGGTATTCATGACAGTGGGTTTTCCTGTTTTGGGATGGGTGAACGCTCGTTTTTCATTTTCATACTTGTGCATTGCACAAGTATGGTCCTTGCGGATGCGCCCAACGGTTGTATGATGAACATGACATTGTCGAGCAATATCACTGTCACTCCACGGGTTTCCATTCTCATCTCGTGAGGCAATCTCGTGGGTCAACAGTGTCTCGACGGCCTTGCGTTTGTCCTCATGGGTACGCCGCAGGCCGTGCTCGGTATTGGCCCCGACCGAGTACAGGATGGCCTCCCGCAACCCGCCGTCGTGGACATCGACCGCAATCGCCTCGCGGCCGGCCCGACGATGGGCGTGGTAACGGTGGAATCCATCGGCCAGCCAATAGACAACCCCGTCAAAAAACGCCGCTACCGGCGGCAGCACGACGCTCTCACGCAGGCGCTCGGCATAGTCGGAGACCGCCTCTTCATTGATCGCAACGCGCGGCTGGGTGCCGCCATCGATGCGCAGTTGTGACAGTGGTAAATCCTGTGTCTGCATCAGAATTATCCTTTTTGAAAGATGTTAAACGCCCAATTCGTCCACCGCTTTAATGAGAGGCTTGCGTGCGCCGTCATCCCACCGCCAGACCTCGACAAAGGCATTCGGCGGCATACCGCGGGCGGCGTTGCGCAAACTCTCGCGCTCGTCCGGCCGAGGCCAGCCGTTGGCTTTAACCTGAATGCATCGCAATCCCAGCGGGTTGATGGCAATAATGTCAAACGGTCCCAACGAGGCGGCCGACCGGATACAGAGGTATCCGGCGGCCTTAAGCATCGCAAGGGTCTTATGTTCCAGTCGTGTGCCTTTTCGCTTGCAGTTCATTAGCGCCTCCAGGGGGCTGTGGTGCGGGTGGTGCCGGCCACGGCCGCGGTGCGGTTTTCACGCGCTGAAAACGCCTTGATCTCGTTGGTCAGCTCCCCGGTATCGGTGCGCTTTTTCAGTGTCACCTTGACCACCAAGGGTAGATTGTGCAATTCGGCGCTGTCCCGCGGCGTCAGGACGCCAACGGCCCTGCAAATTGCCGCAAGATGGCCGCGGGCAATCTTGGCGGTGATCTCCTTGCTGTGGTTGAGGCACAGCCGTGCCCACAGCAGGCGATTCTTATAGTCGCCTTCGATGACCTGAAACGTCAGTTCCAAATATTCGCCCGTCCCGTTTTTGGTCGGTTTCATCTGGCTGTCGGTGATGACGGCGACATATTGACCCGCCGGAATCGGATCAAAATCAGCGGCCGGTTCGACTTTGTTTGCATCAAAATTGTTGAGGTGGACCATGGGGCTTACTCCTGTTGTTCAGTGGGTTGTGGGTGGGTCAGGGCGCCGACAAAGTCGCCCCAGCATAAAGGCAGTTCATACGGCAGGTTGTAGCGATTTTTGGCGATGCAGGCCGGCCCGCCGACCGTGCGGAGGATGCGCTCGCCGCCGTCCTTGCCGACGCCGACGGCAATCGTCCGCTCCCGGCCAAATCCAAGCTCCTCACTTTCGGTGCGGAACTTGCGGGTGGCAAACAACACCGCGTCGGCCCATTCGGTGAGGATGGCGTTGGCGTGCTTATTCAGCCGCGGCGTATAGCGGTCATAGGAACTGGACTCCGGGTCTTCAAACCGCTCAACCTTGGCGTGGGCAATCAAAATGACCGCCATGTTACGCTGTTTATGCAGCGTATCGAGCGCGTCGAGAATCTGCCGCCAGAACCGCAGCGCTGCGATGTAGCCTTTGCCAAACCCGCCGTCGACCTTTTCAATCGAGGCCGCATTGGATAAGCGGCACAGGTCATCCCAAATCAACTGCTCCAGCCAGTCCAGGCTGTCAATCACCACCGTCTGATAGTCGTGCGGCTCTTTGGCCAGGGCCGTCAGGTACGTTTCAACCGCCGGCAGGCTCTTGGCCACCGGAAACGCAGCGCAGTCGATTTCACCCAGCCCGTCCTCGGTCGGGATGAAAATGGCATGGGGAGCCTGCGCTGCATAGGTACTCTTGCCGATGCCTTCGGTGCCATACAGCATCAAGCGCGGCGGGGCCGGACGTTTGCCCGTGTGGATTTTGTTCAGTTCCGTCATACGATTGTACCTTTCAAAAAATGGGTGGGTTAGTATTTTGTTCCGTTTTCGATTGTCTCGCGGCTGACCTCGGACAGCGAGGTCACCTGCGGCGAGGATTCGGGCAGAATTTCTACAACGTCCGCAATCGAACGCTGAAACCGCTCATCCATCTGTTCGAGCACCCGCAAACAGGTCAGATACAACGCCATCTGACGATGATGCGAGACGTTCTGATTGAGCCGATAGGCCGTCGCGCGGGCGCGGCGATAGCCAAACGCAAAAAACTCCCGGACAATTTCCGGCATCAGCCCGGCCTGCCAGGCGTCCAGCATGTCCCGATAATCCGACAGCCATTGCCGGATAGTGGTATTGAGCGGCGTCTTGAGCCGCACCTCCATCAATGCCGTGGTAGCCGCGGCGATGCCTTTTTCCTTGAGGAGGATATCCACCTGCCGCAGCAGGAGACGGGCTTGACGTTGGCGGACACGGGCCGGGCTTTCGTGTGGCGTCCGAAGAGGGGGTTTTAATGGGGGGGTGGAAGGTCTCATTTTTGTCCTTTCTTAATAGTGTTGTCAGAGGGGCAGGCCGCATGGGGCGTTAAAATACCCGCCTTGATTAATATGGCATTGGCTTGTTCAATCTCTCGACGTCTCTGATCGCTGGTGCGTGGGCGCACGCGGCGTCGTCTGGAAACGGCAGGGGGCAGGGGGGTGGTCTCCTGCTTCGCCAAAGCGACAAAAAACCGGCCCAGGGCCTCCGGCGTGGTGACAATGGACCGACCCATCCGGCCGTATTCCAGATGGACGCCCCGCAGTCCCTTTTTGCACCAGCGCCACAACGTCGAGGTGTGGATAGGGTTGTCGCCGACCTTGGGCAGCAATTTGGCCGCCTGAGCCAGCGTGACCAAAGACTCAATGTTGTCCAGCACATCGATGCCGTGGGCGGTTGAATCGAAGGTTGTGTTTGAAGTCGTCATCATGCGGGGGATTGTAGAGAGTGATTTTTGGGTTGAACGGCCGTTAAACGGTTGGAATTGACCTGATTATAAATTGCTAATCCAAAAGCCTGGAAATTGAACGGCTATTAGGGATTGTTAAGAGGATATTTTTTTTA